CAATCCTTTGTTTTCTCGTTCACAAATTAAACGTGCCATCAACGACACTATTGTTGGTATTGATTTGATGTCGATGGGTTCTTACGATTTCGTGTTTGATGGTTCCACGTTCGCGTACGTGTTGCCTGCAGATTTTAAGAACGTGACGGGTGTGTCATGGAAGTTACCGGACACAACGGGCATTTGGGATTTGATTCGTCATTACCGTATTGACCGTAACTTTCGGGTTGCTGGTTCTGATGTGACACGTTGCGCCATTGTGTTGGATGAAGCACCAATGCCGGGTCAGATTGTTCGCGTGCAATATGCACGCTTCCCGTCACCGTTGACGGATGCGCAGGGCTTCGCAACCACTGGTCTTCCCGCGAGTTCACAGGACGTTATTCGGCTTGGTGCATTGTGGCGTTTAGTTTCCACGGTGGATCCGGGCAAGGTTGTTGCTATCACTCCTTCGAGTGAAGTGTTGGATGCTGCTGTTCAACCGGGTCAATCAACTGCTACTGCACGTTACATATATCAATTGTTCAGTGTTCGTTTGGCTGAAGAGAAATCGAAGCAAATGATCAACTACATGTCCGTCATCAACTATCAAAGGTAATTGAATGGGAACTCCTGCACGTTACTATTCCAGTACTGCTGTCCGAACGACACTTGCTGCGTCTGTTTCTTCTACTGATGTTGAGGTGATTGTTGCCTCTAGCACAAACTTCCCATCACAGTACCCGTTCACGCTGATCCTTGAGAAGGATTCAGCGAACGAGGAAATCGTTACGGTGACCGGGCTGGTTGGCGCGTCACTTGTGGTCACTCGTGGTTTCGATGGTACTTCTGCGCGTGCGCATTCTGCTGGTACGTCAGTGGAACATGGCGTGTCTGCGAAGGACTTCACTGATTTCCGTACGCATGAGGCTGCATCTAATGGTGTGCATGACATTGGCGCTGGTGCTGCTGTTGTTGGCACAACAACAACTCAGTCGTTGACGAATAAGACTCTTGGTGGGAACCTCGCCGCTGGTGGTTTCAGGGTCACTGGTCTTGCTGATCCTGCTTCTGCGCAGGATGCTGCTACCAAGAACTTTGTTGAGACTGGGGTTACTAGCCAACTGACGTTGGCTGAGGCTGCTAAGACTGCAGCGGTTGCGGCGAGGGTTGCTGCTGAACTTGCTGAAACGAATGCGGAGACCGCTGAGGTCAACGCTGAGACTGCACAGGTGGCTGCTGAAGCAGCGCAGGCTGCAGCAGAGATCGCTGAATCCAATGCGGAGACTGCGGAGACTGGTGCAGCAGTGAGTGCGTCCAGTTCTTCTTCCAGTGCTACTGCTGCTGCTGGTAGCGCATCGACTGCATCCACTCAGGCTTCTAACGCTGCCACCAGTGCATCTAATGCTGCAAGCAGTGCCGCTGCTGCAGCCTCCAGTGATAGCGCAGCGGGTGCATCGGAGTCGGCTGCAGCGACATCAGCATCTAACGCTGCTGCTTCTGAGAGTGCCGCTGGTACTAGTGAAACGAATGCGGCTTCGTCTGCGAGTGCCGCGTCAACGAGTGCATCGAATGCTTCCACGAGTGAAGGCAATGCCGCCTCTTCGGCTTCTACTGCTGCCACTTCGGAATCGAATACAGCAGCCTCTGAGGCTGCTGCTGCTACCAGTGAGGTTAACGCTGCAGCGTCTGAGACCGCTGCAGCCACGAGCGAATCTAACGCTGCTACGAGTGCTAGCGGTGCAGCCGCTTCTGCCAGTGCTGCCTCTTCGTCTTCGGTGGATTCGGCTAACTCTGCTGCTGCTGCAGCGACAGCCTTAGATTCTTTCGATGATCGTTACCTTGGGTCTAAGTCGGTTGCACCGACACTTGACAATGATGGCGATGCCTTACTACAGGGTGCATTGTTCTATCTGAATACTGGGTCTTCTGAAGTCATCGGCATGTATGTCTTCGATGGTGCTGGCTGGTTGAAGGCTTCTGCCGCATCTGTTGCTTCAATTGTCACGTACGAGTACACGGCTACCGCTGCACAAACAGTGTTCTCTGGGGTGGATGACAATGCTGTGAGCATGTCATTTACTGCTGGTTTGATTCAAGTGTTCCTCAACGGTGTGCTTCTTAATCCCGGTGATGATTACACGACCGGAGTGAACAGTGTCACTCTGGCGAGTGGCGCTGCGGTGAGTGACACGTTGACTGTTGTTGCGTTTGCTTCGTTCAATGTGGCGAACACGTACACGATTGCTGAGGCGGATGCTGCGATTGCTTCTGCTACTGCTGGTCTTGGTGGTGCTACTGGTGGTGGCGCTGATCAAGTGTTTTATGAAAACGATGTTGCTGTGACAACTGATTACACGATTAGTACAGACAAGAACGCGATGAGCGCCGGGCCTGTAGAGATTGAAGCAACAGCAACAATAACGATTCCTAGCGGATCAGTATGGAGTGTGGTCTAAATGGGTAACGTACGTTTATACGGTTCGACAAGTGGCTACACGGAGTTAGCGCCACCCGATATCGCTCCTGACGGTGTGTTGTCGTTGCCGTCAGGGACGGGGACGTTGCTGACTGCTGAGGGTGGGAAGGTGTTGTCTGTAAATTCGGTAACAAGCGCAGCGACTTTCAGTACTAGCAGCACAAGTTTTGTTGATGTAACTAGTATGTCAATTACGCTCACACCAAAAAGCGCAACAAGCACTTTTATTTTGGCTTTTTCTACATTCCAAAATAGGTCAGGGGCGGCGATAGAAGCAACCTACCAGTATTTAAGAGATGCAACTGCGGTAGGCAATTTTGCGCAAGATAGTCAAAGTGGCCCTCCAGAGGTTGTTTCTAATTTATTCCCTGACAGTCCAGCAACTGCAAGCCCAATAACTTACAAAGTGCAAGCAAAAACAAATGCAAATACCTTAAATATATACACTCGTTCGTTCATTATTTGGGAGGTGTCAGCATGATAACTACAGCACAAGCCGTAGCGTCCCTCCGTCCCAACATTGAGTGGACTATGAACGGTGACGATGTTGAAAATATTATTTGGCACACACCAAACGTGGAGCCTTTAACAACCGCAGAGGTTGAGACGGAAGTCCTGCGTCTTGAGCAGGCTGCTGTTGATGCTGAGGCAGTCAAGGTTGCTGCGCGTGAATCGGCGGTAGCGAAGTTGTCTGCGCTTGGATTGAACTTGTCCGAGGTTGAAGCGATTGTGGGGAGTGTGTAATGGCTGTAACTATTGATGGTGCTGGCCCGTTGGCTGGTGCAACAACGTTGAATGGTTTAACTATTCCGACTACAGGTTTCGGGAAAGTGTTGCAGGTAGTGACAGGAACAACTACCACACAAGTCACTAGCACTTCTAGTACATTTGTAGACACAGGATTGACAGCGACAATAACGCCATCATCAGCGGCAAGCAAAGTGTTAGTCCTTGTCTCACAACAAGTGTGTATGGACTCAAACGACACTGGAATTATGACCGTTAAAATAGTTAGAAATTCAACAGATATACAAACAAATTTGTATTCAGCGTTTCTTTCTTTAGCAACAATTGTACGTTATACGGCTTACAATTCGTACATTTTTTTAGACTCACCAAATTCAACTACCGCAACTATTTACAAAACCCAATTTGCTATGCCCACGGCTAATTCAAGTACTTATGGTTTTGTACAGCGAGGTAGCGGAACATCCGTTATAACTCTGATTGAGGTGGCAGCATGATTACGATAGACAAAGCAGTATCAAGTCTACGCCCCAATGTTGAGTGGTCAATGATTGGTGATGACGTTGAAGGCATCATTTGGCATACGGAGAATGTCACCCCGCTAACTCAGGCGGAGGTTGATGCTGAGGTTGCCCGCCTTGAAACCGTTGAGGCGGAGCGTGTTGCGGGTGAGGCTGCTGCACGAACAGCAGCGATTACTCACGCGAAGAGTCTTGGGTTTACTGATGAAATGATTTCTGTGATGTATCCGAATTTGGGGAGTGAAGCATGAGTACATTAAAGACAACTAATTTGCAGCATCCTTCTGCTGCATCTCCCGCGATTGTTCTTGATGCTGATGGTGATGCCACTTATGCGGGTGTGCATGATTTTAGTGCAGCAAC